AAGCTGAAGTTGTTGAGGAGGAGGTGAACTAATATGGCTCCTGGTATTGGCGCAGCCGGTATTATGGGCGTTGCCCTGGAACAACTGGCGCCTCCGACACTTACCTCGGTAACGCCGACTACTGGTGGTGCTTTGACTGCCGGTGCATATCGGTATGCAGTTACCGCCGTCAACGCAAGTGGCGAAACTACGATTTCTAACGAAGTTGTCGGCACCACTTCTGCGGGTAACTTGACCAATGCAGTTCTTTGGACTGCGGTTACTGGTGCAACGGCATACCGGGTTTACCGGTCTGCTGCTGGTGGCGGCGCAGGAACCGAGCTTTTCTTGGCTCAGGTGACTGCGCCAACAGTGACCTACAACGACGCTGCGGTTGGTGCTCCTTCTGGGGCCTTCCCGACTGTGAACACTGCCGCCGATCCCGGCACGTACTACCCTCCGGTTAAATACATCCCGTTCATGTCCGAGTCCCTGACCTCGGTGCAATCAACCATCTGGCGCCGTCCGATTCGGCAGAGTGCAGACATTATTGGTGCAGTTCCCGGAAACTTCAACGTCGAGGGTGATATCTCGATTGAGGGTATGGAAGACTGCATTCTGTACTTCTTGTACGCCTCGCGCAACTCTGTTGTGAAGTCCGGCACAACCAACTACACCTACACCTTCACGCCCACAGCGAATGCCATCCCCGCACGTACGATGAGTATCACCGTAGTGCGTAATGGTATCGTTTTCGGTTTCACTGGTGTTGTGGTTGGCTCGCAGACGTTTACCGTCGAAGACGGTATTTTGATGTACAACATCAGCGTCATCGGCCGCGATGAAGCTGTGCAGTCTACGCCGACTCCGACCTGGCCAACAACAGTTCCGTTTGGTGCGGGCCAGTACTCGATCGAAATTCCGACTGCAACGCCGGTATTGGACACGGACACTTTCGAGTTCGCTATCGACGATGCCGCAGAAGCACAGTTCCGGTTGAAGTCTACCGGTCGTGGCGCACAGTTCATCAAGTACGGCGAGCGTGCGGTTACCCTTTCCCTGGAACGTGACTTCGAATCGCGTACCGACTTCGACGCATTCAAGGCGCTTACTGCGCAGGATATCTCAATCGTTGCCTCAAAGGGTGTTAACAACAAGATCACCCTGAACTCGCCGGTGACCATTAAGGATACCTACGAAGTCCAGAACTCTGGCCAGGGCGACCTGGTTCGGGCATCGATCGCATACAACTCTGTAATTAACGCTTCCGGTGTTTCTTACACGATTACCGTGCTCAGCCAGGAAAACGTCGTTTAATCCGAAATGGGATGCGCGCTGTGGGACCGCTGCTGTTCGTCTACCGCGCATTGACTTATATCTATCGCTTAGGAACGTGGTTTAAGATGCCTCGCGCAACAGTTGCCAGCGAAACCGAAAAGTTCGAATTGAAGTCTTTGCCGGAAGGCTACGTAGTTATCCGACGGATGACCTACGGTGAGAAGCTGAACCGGACAGACAGCATGATGAACATGCGGACTTCTGGCGAAGACCGGGAAATGCACATTCAAATGATGAGCAAGCGTATCGCTTTCCAGGACTTTGGAAACCTCATCGTTGAACACAACTTGACTGATGAGAACGACAAGCCGTTGAACTTCAAAAATGCTGCTGACGTCGAGCGCCTTGATCCCCGGATCGGTGACGAGATTGGTCAGCTGATTGATGGTATCAACAGCTTTGAAGATAAGGACGACACAAAAAACTAATCGCCGAGATCAGGAAGGGCATTCTGCTCTCGGGTAGTTCGACACGTAAGCCAATGCGGAAGAAGTCGTACGAGCAAGAAGTTATTGAGATACAAGCTAACTACTTTTTGGAGACCCTGGGGATGTGTCAAGAACTTCATGTTCTGCCCAAACCCGGGGGACTCTATGATCAAGATAGCATGTATGTGCATTTGATGAAGCACGCGTTGATGGCACAACACGAACGACGCGAGCTGGATAATCGTAAGGCAGCGAATAAAGCTCGACCTAGGTAAGGGAGGATAGAGTGCCCCTCAATACCCGAGACTTGTGGCTTGTTCTTCGGGCTCAGGACCAGACGAACCGGGCACTCAATACCTTCGCACGTAACGTCCGCAATGCGGGCAATACGGTGGCTTTGGCACAACTCCAAGCGCAGCGTGCTGCATCGCTCGGAGCCATTCAACAGGCGCGTCTCGCAACTGGGTTTCAGCGTGCAGCCATTGCGCAGCAAATGGCTGGTCGTGCCGCAGTTATGCATGGTATCGCAACGCGCAATAACACGATCCAAACAGAGCGCGCTAGAATTGCCCAATTGGCAGCTCAACGGGCGGCGGTACAAAGTACTGTCGCTAGTATGCGTGCTGCTGGTGCAACCACTGCACAAACTTCAACACTTGAGCGGCAAGCGCGTGCGTTGAATAATAACATTATTCAACGTCGTATGAATATTGCCACTTTGCAATCCGAAATCGCCGGTTTGCGGGGTAACGTCAATGCGATAAACCAAGGCATCAATGCTCGGCGAGGTCTGATTGCACAGTACCAAAATCAGATCGCTGCGCAGCAAGCCAACATTCGAAACATTGACGACGAGATAGGTCGCCAACGTGCTCTTAGTCAATCTCAGCAAGAACACGAACGACATCTAGCCCGTGTATCGCAGAACATGCAGAAGGTAGGTCAAACTGCCACTGCGATGGGGTTTGCGCTTACTGCTGCTGGTGCCGTTATGGCGATTGCGCTGAAGGGTTCCATCGATACTGCGATTGCTTATGAAAAGCAAGTCCGACTGACTGCCACTCAGGTCGACAACTTCGGAGGAAACCTCGAAGAGTTGGCTGACATTGGTCGTCGAGTCGCGAAGAATATCGCGGTACCTTTCGAAACTATTCAGCCCGCGCTGTTCGACATCTTCTCATCCATGGAAGTTAACGTTCAGGATGCCGAGAAGCTGCTGACTGCGTTCTCAAAGGCCGCAGTTGCTGGTCAGGTTGAGATTCAGGATGTTTCCCGAGCAACTATTGGTTTGTTGAACGCATTCCAACGTCCGGCTTCAGATGTCAACAAACTGCTGGACATTCAGTTCCAGCTGGTACAGGAAGGTGTTGGTTCCTACGAAGAGTGGAACCAGCGAATCGGTCTGGTTACTCCTTCAGCGGTGCGTGCCGGGCAGTCCATTGAAGTTATGATGGCTGCGTTGGCTGCCTCCACTCGTATGGGTATGAGTGCAGCTCGGTCAGGTACCGCTGTCGCGCGTGCCTTCGACGCACTTTCAAATCCTAAAACTGTAGCAAATCTGAAGAAGCTTGGTGTTGAAGCCCAAGACGCTTCAGGTAAGTTCCGCCCATTCAACGAAGTGTTGCGGGACTTCCGCACAGCGTTGATGAAGATTCCGGAGAAGGACCGCCTGGCCAAGATGCTGGAAGTTTTCCAGGGCGCTGGTGGAACCATCGAAGCTCGCCGGTTCTTGCAGAACATGCTGTTGGGTGCCGGTAACCTCGAACTCTTCGACAACATCTTGGATGAAACCTCAAATAGCGCTGGCTCCATGGAAAAAGCCTACAGCTTGATGGCTAACAGCGCAGCTGCAAACTCTCAAATGTTGGCAAACCAGTGGAACTTGATGAAGGAGAGTTTGGGTAAGGCACTCATTCCAACATTCGCACTGATTGTTGGGTGGGTAGCCAAGCTTGTCGGAAAATTCAATGAGCTGAGCCCACGAACAAAGCAACTTGTTGCTTATGGTCTAGCGCTGGCTTCGGCGTTCTCTTTGATTATGGGTCCGCTACTGCTGCTGATTGGCATTATCGCTGCAATCGTTGCCTCGTTCGTAGTGGCTGGTTCGGCAATTGCCGTCGTTGTCGGTGGACTGTTGGCATTTGTAGCGCTTGCTGCTGGTGCTGCGGCAGCTTTTGTACTTCTCTGGAAGAAGTCAGAAGGCTTCCGAAACATCATCAAGGCCATGGCCGATCAATTTGTACAAACCAAAAACATGATTGTCGACTTCGCTAAGGGTATCGGCGACGCTTTCAAGGAACACCTTGAAGGTCCGTTCGGTAGGCTTTGGGCAATTATTGAGTCTAAGGTCTTGCCTGCCCTCCTCGAACTGTACCAAATGATGACCAGCACGCTGTTCCCGAAAGTTAAGGAAGCAAGCCGGATCATCCTTGATATGGTGGAGCACGTTTTCACCAAGCTCGGCGAGATTATCGACAACTACGTTATTCCGGCAATCGAGCGACTTACTGAATTCTGGCAGAAGCACAAGCAAGAGATCCAGCCTATGCTGAACGTGTTGGCACAGGTCGTCAAGTGGATGCTGATTATCGGTGCGGTAATTACCGGCCTGGTCGTTGGTATTCTTATTGGTGTGTTTGTTGCCGCGATCCTCGTTGTAGTTGCGGTTATTGGCACATTGGTTGCTGCGTGCTATTTCCTCTGGCAGGGAATGAAGTGGGTCTGGGAACAGATCAAAACTTTCGGTATGTGGCTTGGCGATGTATTTGTTTCAATGTGGGAGTCTGCATCTAGCGGAATTGTAAGTGCTTGGAACTGGCTGACTGACTTCTTTACTGGTCTTTGGGACAACATTGTCAATGGGTTGTCTGCTGCCTGGGAGTGGATTGTTGGACTTTGGACCAGCTTCTCAGGTTGGTTTGGCGAGCAATGGGCAACTTTCTGGCAGTCCGATGTAGGCGAATTGCTCGCCGCTGTCTTCCGTTTCATTATGGCACTTACTGAGCTTGGTCTTACTACACTGCAATTCCTCTTTGCTTGGGCTTGGGAAAGCATCAAGGCAATTTGGAATGGGCTTTGGAGCGGAGTTGTTGAAGACTTCAACTTGTACTGGGGTATTATTACTACCCTTGCTACAGCTGTTTGGGGCGCAATAACAGCGGTCTGGAATACAATTTGGAATCCTGTGCGAGACACTTCAATCGCCGTATGGAGTGGAATTTGGGATTTCTTGTCAGGTATCTGGAAGACTATTCAATCCACTTCGACTTCGGTATGGTCAGGCATTGGTAACTTCATCGCGGGTATATGGCGTTTTGTTCGCGATCAAACAGTTAAAAACTGGTCCGACTTTGTCAATACCATCTCAAACTCACTCAGCGACATTTGGGGCGATATTCGCGGTTGGGGTTCCGATGTCATCGGATACTTCAGTGGCTTGGTGTCAAACTTCTACAACGCTGGACAGAACATCGTTCGTGGTCTGATTAATGGTATTACTTCAATGCTCGACCAAGTGACAAATGCTATCCACAACGTGACAAAGCGTATCGCTGATGCAATGCCAGGTTCACCTGTCAAGACTGGTCCACTGCGGGTGCTGAACAACGGTTACGCTGGTGGTCAGATCGTAAAGATGCTGGCCGCTGGAATGACTGCTGAGATGGATCGTTTGCAGATGACTGCAAACTTGATGGGTGGATCGGTTGTGACCGGTTTTGGTTCGAGTTTGGCGCAAGCTTCACCGAATTACGGTGGTGCTGCGACAGTCGTCCAAAACATCACAGTGAACACTCAGGAAATCGATCCACGAAAGAACTCGGCGGAGCTTGGTTTCGAATTGGTGAAGGTGCTGTGACATGGCGCTTACAGAGGACTTGACATTCATGCTCAACGACACTGGGATCGTGTTGAACTCCGCAGTGTTGCAGCCGTTTGTTGATATTCATAAGGTTACTGGTTTGGACTCAGCTCAATACCGCACTACTGAGCGGGACTGGGAGGGTAACGACGGTGGCTTTATGGATGCCGAGTTTGAGAAAGGTCGAAACGTTGTACTCGACGGAACGGTCTACTCGGATACGGGCACAATTGAAGACTACTTGGATGATCTAAAAGCGAACTATGCTCCGACTACAACACTACAAAATTTCTACTTCAAGGCCCCTGGTGTATCTGAGCGACTGCTATTCGTAAAACCGCTAGGTTGTCGGTATGACTGGGATGAGCTTCGTCGAACTGGTCAAGCCTCAATCCAATTTTCGATGTTCGCTGAAGACCCACGAATTTATGACTCAACGCTGCTGACTGCTTCAGTTCCACTTGGCGCAGTTGTATATACAGGTTTTGGTTTCGATCTCGGTTTTGATTTTGGCTTCGGCGGTGTTTCTAGCACAACTGACCAAGTAACGCTATTGATTGGCGGCAATCGTCCAACTCCACCAATCTTTGTCATCACCGGACCAGTAACCAATCCACGAATTCTTAATGATATTACTGGCGCTGAGCTGCGCTTCAACATCACCCTTGATGTCGCAGATACACTGACTATTGACACAAAGTATAAGACGGTGCGATTGAATGGCACGGCAAATCGTCGTAGTGCTCTGATCTCACCAGATTGGTACTTTCTTGAACCAGGCTCGAATACCTTGCGGTATCGAGCAGAAGCCGCCTCGGCTTCGACGTTGTCCATCTGGTATCGAAATGCTTGGAGGTAAATTTTAATGACCGAAGTAAACCCTCCGGGCTTTCTTCAAAATGCTGGAAACGTACACACTGCGGAGATTCTTCGTAGCGCTCACTCAGGGTTGCTGCATGGAGTAAAGACTGCCGCAGGTCTGGTCGCACGGGGTGGCGTTGTTAGTGGTATGGGTGGCAATTTGGCCGTTACACAAAACGGTTCACCCAACATGAGCGTCAACGTAGCTGCTGGACATGCATATGTGCCAGGCACTGAAGGCAGCAAGCAGGGAACTTACGTTGTTGTCAATGACGCCTCAAAGAACCTCACTATTACTGCTGCGGACGGCACCAACCCACGCATTGATCTCATTGTTGCCAAAGTGCAAGACACATTGTATTCAGGAGCCGTTAACTCCTGGTCATTGGCCGTTGTTGCAGGCACTCCTGCTGGATCACCGGCAGTGCCAACGCAGCCAGCAAACTCAATCGCTTTGGCACAGGTGCTAGTAGGTGCTGGTGTTACCTCAATTGTCACCGGAAACATCACTGATCGACGCTATTACGCGGCGGCTCTTGGTGGTGTTATTCCTTGCACCAGCACGGATCGACCGTCAATCACCACTGTGCCTAATGGAACTTTGATCTTTGAGACAGATACGAACCTCCTGCGTATGTTGGTCGTATCCTCATACATTCTCGCATCGCCATTCCGACAAGTAAACGTGCTTGGTTCAGCAGCCGCAACGGTAACCTTCTCAGGTATTCCATCTTCCTTGAACCGCGTTACGCTTACCTGGAGTGTTCGTGGAGACGCGGCATCTTCAGGAGTTATGCTTGGCCGTGTCAATGGCGACTCAGGTGCGAACTACCGCAGCCAGATTTTCAACAACTTTGCTACCTCTACTAACGCATCCGCTAGTATCGGTCAGACATCTTGGACCTTGTGCAGCTTCCCATTTGGCTCTGGTACTGGTGAGTGGAACGGTGGAGAGCTAACACTCATGGGTTGGCATGCTCCGCACGCCAACTATCTTACCGGAATCTCACAATCTGGTTACATCTTTAACACTTCGGGTGGTAGCCAAAGCTTGTACCAAGCGGTTGCATATTTGGGATCATCAGGTAGCGGTTACACATCACTCACACTTACTCAAACATCCGGAAACTTCCAAGCAGGATCATCGTTCGCAATAGAAGGGTGGGACTAATGACAACTACAACACTGCCTGAAGATCTAAAAAGCTTCCGAAGTGCTTGGATGGCAAAGGTTGGTCTGGGCAGTGCCGAAGTCGGTACGCTTCCCGATGCGAGTCACAAAGCCGGTGGTGGCTATCACTGCGGCGTACAAGACATCAAAGACATTGGGAAGTACCCAGACAAGGATTACAGCACTCGGCAAACTCGGGATCGTATTAGCGGAAACGCCTGTAGCGCATTGGACACTGGCCTCACTTGGGGCAACGGTGGGCAAGCAGCAGCGATCCGCTTTAACAATCTTCTTGTTACTCAGATGCGAGCAAACGACGCGGCTCTTGCTGCTCTGCGTGGCGTGAATTTCACACCCGACGGCAAAGTGAAGCGTCGCTATGACTCCAACAATCCAAGTCAGGGCATCATCCCAAGCACAGACACGGTGCTCTGGCACACACATTTTGAATGGTGGCGCAATACCGCAAACACTCCAGCTCGGCAACGTAGCTTCGAGCGGATGCTGCAACTTGCAGATGCTGCCATCGCAAACAAACCAGCACCAATTGCACCCACGGTAAGGAGTGAGCAAATGCAAATCATCGTGAAGGGCTTCGGTGACACCGACGCCGAAAAGGCACAGCTCTGGCTGGCCGATGGTATGTTCCGGCGCAAGGTTCGGCAGGATTGGTACGGTAACGGTGCTGGACCGATCAGCAACCAGCAAGTTCACCAGGCAGGAATCCTCGGCAATTTGAGCTGGAGCGGCAACGTTTTCAGCTCTGGCGGTGACCCTGACGTTTGGGGTGTTGACGTAGATACTCTTGGCGCCACTGTGAATGTTTCAGACGAGCAAGTTGTTGAGTTCGCGCACGCTGTCTACAAGGAAATCGAGCCGCAGTTGGAAGACGCTGCGTTTGAGGGTGCTCAGCGGGCTGAGAAGGAATAACAGATAATGGCGCATGTTCGATACATCTTCGGCGACCTTCGCTCTGGTCTGGTGACCAGCGAAATTGCGCTGCAAGGTGTCACACTAGACAACAAACTCAATGGTGTTGGCAACATGGGCGCAACTATGCAATTGGACCAGTCTGGACAACAGAACTCGGATCTCATTAATGCGACCATTCCCGGCAAGAGCTTTGTTGTAGTAGAACGCGATGACGTCCCAATCTGGGACGGCATTGTGTGGACCCGTACTTACCAGGCTCAGTCCAAGACTATGCAGCTTTCTATGCGTACTCGTGAAGGGTACCTCGAAAGCGTGCTGGTCGACGCAGACATGGGATATACGGATATCGAACAGCGCAACATTATGGTAGGAATCTTCAACACGCTGCAATCAGACCCCAACCGAAACCTTGGTATTACCGTGCCACCAGCAACATACCCTGATGCGGTTCTGCGTACAGTGTCAGTGCTGGCGACTGAGTACAAAACCTTCTACTCCGTAATCAGTAGCATTGCAGACGGAGTGAACGGCTTTGATTGGAACTTGGAAACACAGCGTGTTGGAGATGCATATCTAAGAAGCCTGCGGATCGGTTATCCATATCTCGGCTCAACCGCTGCGGGAGCCTTGACCTTCGATTACCCGGGCTCAATTACAAATTATTACGAAACTGAGGGAATGAGCGACGCAGGTACTAAGGTATATCTGCTTGGCTCAGGTGAAGGTTCCGGCATGGTTGTTGGCATCGGCGAGAATCTTGATATGTATGCCAACGGTTGGCTTCGTTTCGACGAAACCTATTCCCGCAAAGACATTACCGACCTGGCGGCAGCTCAAGACTTGGTCAATCAGCAGATGCAATTGCGCCGACCTCCAATGGCGACGCTGAAAATCTTTGTAAAAGCGGACCTCGAACCGGTCTTCGGATCGTACGGTCTTGGTGATACCGCAACAATCTCAATCCGAGATGCTCGCCACCCGTATCCAGGAATTACTTTTGTTACCCGAATGGTTGCGTTTGACTACCGACCCCCGTCGGATGACAACATTGAGTCCGCCGAGTTGATTTTCCAAGGAGATGAATTGAATGAGGGGTAGGTATAACAACGCAGATAATGACCTAATCTCTCGACTCGTCGTGATGGAACGACGACTCAAAGATTTGGAAAAAGGTACCGGCATCGGTAGCACCACTATCGACTCCGGCAGCTTGACCGTGACGGATGGCTCGATCAGTATCGGCGACATCCCGAGTATATATTTCGGGTCAGTGCTGATTGATGGATCCTACTTCTCAACCGGCTGGATCTTTCGCCGGGCAGACACATCAACTGCACTGACTCTAGATGGCACAACTGCTTCAACTCAATTTCTATCCCACCTAGATCGTGCACAGAACATTGTTGTGTCTGATGACGGTCCTGGTGGTATTGGGCTAGCTCGACCACACATCGGCATTAACTTCGTTGAACACTCTAATACGGTGCCAACGATTACCACTACTTCTGGCTCGCTAACACCATTGTTCACCGGCAGATTCCAAAAACAGCACCCACGAATTCGCGTAGATGTGCTTGCCCGCTCGTCTGCTGGTGGCACCACTGGTGAAGTGCAACTTTACGATGTTGCTACGGGCTTGTTGTTGGGTTCGCCAACTGCTGTTACCAGCGCATTTTATGGTGTTCTAACACTCGGGCCGGTCGCGGTAAGTGGTGCACATATGGCAACTATCGAAATAGAAGTCCAAGTTCGGCGAACAGCCGGTGCGGGCACCATTGGCGTGCGCATCATGAATGCTTACGGAGAAGGCACATCTGCTTGACAGTGCGTGCGCATAGGCGCACGCTTGAAGCAGCCCCGACCGGTCAGTGTCGACGTCCGACACACCTCCTCATCTTGGGCAAAAATCATCCGAAAGGTGTTTGAGCAACAGTTTTACGTGGGAGGGAGTGTTGTGGTTAGGACCATCGCCGCAGCCACATATATGTTGGTCTGGGGAATAGCCACGATCGTCCTTATTATTCGAGGCGATCCCATTCCTGCTGAGTATTGGACTCTTCCTGCTATTGGACTCGGTGGCCTTCTTACGGCTATCTCAACTCTTGAGAATAAGAGCAAGAAAGATAAGCCCGAGGTAGATCCGCCGAAAAACAACACAGTGAAGGACACTACGTGATGAATTGCATGTACGTGCTGATCTCGTTGGTGTACGCGTCCACCGGAATGTTGTACGGAACAGTACTTTGGCGATATTTGGAGGTGGTAGATAAATATGCACGAGGATAGGACGTATAGCAAGAAGGAGTACGACGCGCAAAGCGAACGTATTTCTGAAGGCTGGACGCGTAGAGAGCGCCTAATCCTTCTTATTGCAGCTATTGCCACCTTCGCGGTGTCAACAGTTGCGTTGGTTGGATCGTGGCAAACAGGCACAAACCTAACGCAATATGTTCAGTGTCAGTCTGAGTGGAACAGCTTCCTGCATCGTGCACTGGAAGCTCGCACAAATGCGAGCACTGAAGCAACTGAAGCAATGGATGCGCTTATCAACGCCATCACTGAAGCGAAATCAGCCGATGAGACTCGGTTAGCGCTAAACAAGTACCGGGCAGCACGAGCAAATCAAATAGAAAAACAGCGGGAGAATCCTCTTCCGCCACCACCGGATCAGGTATGTGAAATTTAAGGAGCTAAAATGTGGAGCGTCGCGTTTTGGAAAGGCGCCATTGAGCGTGCAATTCGCACGTTTGCCTGGACGCTCATCGCTCAGCTCGTCGGACCCAACGTAACGTCAGCAGTCGGTGTCGATCTGTTGCACATTGGTTGGCGCGACGCGCTGAGTATGTCTGTCGGTTCCGCACTTATTTCGATACTCTTCTCCTTGGCAGTGGCCGCTGTGGGACCAGGCCCGGAAGGGTCCGCATCGATGGTCTTCGATCGACCAAAAGATGAGAAGTAGGTGAGTCGTGACCTTGATTTCGTCTGTTGTTGCCAGAGCCGCCATAGTTAACCTTGTCATTGAACAAGGCACGGACTTCTCACATATCGTGGGATTGACCAACTCTGACGGCTCTGTCTTCAACCTGACCGGATACGATGCTCGAATGCAGATTCGTTCAACTGTCACGGCTGCGACAACTCTGTACGAGCTGACGGTTAGTAACGGACGAATCGAGCTTAACGCAATCGCTGGACAACTTAGGTTGAATATTCCAAGTGCAGTAACCGCCGCGATGACTTGGCGTTCGGGTGTCTACGATCTGGAAATCATTAGCGGCACTAGCATCGTCACTCGGATTATGCAAGGCAATGCAACGCTCAGTCTCGAAGTTACCCGTTAAGGAGGTAGATTACTTTGGTTAACGCAATGTTTGAAAAAGGTCGCGAAGGCTTCCTTGACG